ACCCTATAATATGGATATTTTAATGGGGTCACTTGAAATAACCTCACCACATACCGCACCTAATGGGGTTTTATTATTTCTATTTTTAAACTCGACTGCCAGGTCATTTTCCCACGCCATTCCTACCACTCCAAACCAATATTAACTTTATGAACTCCATTCGCCACCGTGTGGGTAGCGGACTTTATTTTGTACCAACCCGCCGTAAGCTTTGCATTATTAAAATACATTAACCTATTAGCCCTAATGGTTTCGCCACCTTCTAAAACAACAACGGTTATTGTTGTACTATGTTCGATTCTATTTAAAGATAGTAATAAATTATCAGCTATGTTTTTTGATTGTGAAATGTCCTTATCCTCAACTTTTTCAACGTGTTGTAATAGTCCGTAATACCATTGTGACGTTGTGTTCTCACTCTCCGCCTGGATTGAAGTTGTATTCTCTCCATTGCTGATAACTTGAATTTTATTTTTCATATTCTCGATTGAATAATCAATACTAATCTTTTCATCATATATAACTTTTGGGTATATACATTTATTATTTAAACAATCAATTACAAGTCGTTCCGCCTGGATTTCCTTATAATAATTTAAACATTGTTCTTTTCCCGCCAGGTCTAAAAAATCATCAATTATGCTCGATATTGTTTCGCCCTTGTAATACTTATCAATCCTGGTTGGAATATTAATAATAGTGTGTTGTATCTGAAATTCCAACAATAAGGAACTCAAACCGCTTGTAACATCAATATTATTAAATTGTTTTATTACCTCACTTTTTAAGTAAAATGTATAATCAAAACAAGTGTATTTATAAGTGAATTTTTCTTCTGTACATTTTACAATCGCCCCTCGGAATACCTCAAAATTATTAATATAAAAGCTCACTATTTGACCCATTGCCAAATTGTGCAAACTATCAAAAGAAAGGTTCGACCCTAATGTCTGCGAATCTGTTCCCCAGGATATACTATTAGATTTTAATAATATATCCTGTCCTTTGGTTACTAACTTATATTCCATCAATACGCTCGCCATTGCTTGCAATCAATAGAAATGGTAGTATCACCAAACTTGTTAACCCCTTCATCAAAGGTGCTTATTGAATAACTACCCTCAATTATAATCTTTCCGTTTGCATCACACACAACAATGTCAATTGGTTCAAGGTCATTAAAGGCCATATATAATAATCTTGTATAATCCGACGGGTTCGGGTTCTTTACAACCTGGAATGGATAAGTAACCCCGACTTTTGGTATCCAAGTACTTATTGAAAATTCAAGGGGCTTAATTCCACTTATGAAGGTGTATTCATTCCCGAAAAAATCAATAAAATTTTCGGTGGTTTGTCCATTTTTTTTGGTCGGTACTTCCTCCAGGGGAATCGGGAATTGTAACATTTTTGATTTATTTTTCACTCTTGACATATACAATGTATACATTTTAAAACCCCCTTACATATTGATTAAAGCAACCTTTACTTTATCCGTTATTATTTGACCCATTTCATTCGCAAATTCGTGATTTCCAATTACATTACCATTTATATTAATGTTTACTATAGTTCCGCCCGAGCCATTCAAAAGTTTGTCTGTTTTATCTGCGGGTATTACTTTAGACCCATTGGGTAACGTAACAATTTCCCCGCCATGCTCTCCTATTTCAGCTTTACCACCTTTGAAAAATTGCGTTCCTGTTGCAAATCGTGGTGTCCTTGTTCGGGTTGTGTTCCCGTCATCATCGGTTACGGTTGTATTAGTATTAGTATTTACGTTTATATCTTTGCTTTGGGCATCTGTTCCGTTCCAATCGGTCAACCACTTCCAGGCACTTGAAATAGCGTTTGCAATATCTGTAAAGTGCTTTGCAATTTCAAATAATACCCCCGTAAATGGGTTACATACTGCAATAAATTCAACTATAGGATTATTTTTAAGCATATCCCATGTATTAGAAACCCATGTGCAAATATCTTGAAAGTGTGTTACAACCTCATAAATTGCAACCCCAATTGCAGTAATTAAAATAATAACCGTCCCGATTGGGTTCGCATCCATAGCGACGTTAAGTGTCCATTGAACCGCCTCCCATGCACTCGTTGCGTTTACTATACCCCAAATAACAAGGCTTATTGTTTCCCATAGTGCGGTCGTAACTTTTACTATTGTTGCCCAGGTATTCACGGCAATTATTGCAACTTTCCACGCCACAATACCTAATGTGATGCCCTCAATGATAGGTAAAATTAAACTCCAATTATTATTTATAAAATTACATACATTTGTAATATCTACTAATAGCCCCGCCAATACGTCCCTAATGGCGTTAAAAGTGGTGGTCATGCTTGAATTAGAACTAATTGAACTAAACATATTAAGGATTGTGTTTCCTACTGTCCCGACTAAATCCTTAATTGCATTGAATGCCCCCATAAATGGCGTGGCTAGTTCTCCGCCGATTCTGATTACATTGTCTAATATACCCCCTACGACCTCACACACGACGTTATAAATTCGGCTGAATGTTTCGGATATGCTCGGAAATAATTTAGATATATACATATTTAAAGTAATAAAGATAAGGTATAAACCTTCCTTTACGGAACTAACTTTCATTAGCTGACCAACTAGATTTTTAAATCCATCAATCACCCCAGGCATAAAGCCTAGTAAATCATTAAAGCCATTTAATAACTGATTTAAGAAAGGTAATACAAACCCCGCTATAGTTCCGCCTAATTGTTTTAAGGTTTCGCCCGCTATTCTTAATTGGTTTGCAAATCCTTTGTTAGTTCTTGAAAAATCCCCCTGGGCATCTGCTGAAACTTTCATTAAATAGTTGTATCTTAATTGCACTTGCTCCGCCTGGCTCATTTGTTTCCATTGCTTTGTTATCCCCTGGGTTAATGCGAACGCCTGTAAATTAGCAACATTCATATTAATACCTAATTCCATAAGTGGCTTAGTTTGTCCACTTATACCAGCTCGGATCTTATCAAATGACTCGGCGGGGTCCAAATTATAGAAACTGGCAAAATCTGCGGATAATCCCGTTAAGCCCTCGGACATTGTTACAATTTTATCGCCCGATAGTCCCGACGATTTCAGCATAGCCCCGAGTGTACCATTCATTTTTTTTGCTTCTAATTCAGATAACCCGAAAGCCTTCAACGCTGTTTTTGACCAATCATCTATTTTTTTTGCACCGTCCCCGAATGTTACATCGACGACATTCTGAACTTCTGCTAAATTGCTCGCCAACATTATTGATTGTTTCCCCATCTCTACGAATCCAAGCCCCGCAACTAACCCACCTATCGAACCAACTATCGCTGATTTCATTTCCTTCGCCGTATTACCCACCATTTTTAATTGTCTTTGGAATTGCTTTGTATTATTACTTGTATTTCTTAAGGTATTGGAAAAATTATCTTTTAGGTTTAATATGGCTGATATGGTTCGTGCCAAAATTTCACCCCCTTATTTTCCGCCAAATATAGATTTATATTTTGCGGTTTCTTCTTTGTAATGCTCTTCCCTCGCACAATGCAAAAAGACCCGTTCAACATAACTTAAGTTTGCTAACTGGTCTAATGTGTAACCCCTTACGGAATAAAAGGCATACATATTAAATTCTGAATTATGCTCAATTAGTTTTTTATTGCTTCAACCTTTGCGTTAATGTTTACCAGTTCCATTAATTGCTCGCCTATTTCCATAATGTCCGATAAATCGAAAACCGCTTGAACCACGTCCATCGGGTCTAATATTTCCAATTCCTTGTGAAACTCTGTATCCTGTAGCATAGGGCAACAATGATATATTAATGTTTTGAAAGCTTGCACCATTTCCCCCGTGCCTTTTCCTTCTCCCATTTCGTCGATTACATCGAGTAAAACATCGTCTTTAGGTTTTACGAATGTTAATGCTCTATCCATAGATGAAACATAAATATCCTTTGCCTTAAATTGGTCTTTCTCTTTTTGAATTTTCTTATTTAATAAGTCCTTAAAAGTTGCTTTTAACATTGTTTCTTTACTCATGTGTAACCCTCCATTTTGTGTATATTATTTAATAAAAATAGGCTCAACTTTAATTGTTGAACCTATTTTTAAGTATAAAAAAAGCACTATCTAAATAGTGTCTAAAATTTCGTACTTACTGAACTTTAACGGTAGTTCTTCCTCAATATTTGCTTTTGCTTCAAACTTAGCCAGTACAAATTCAGTAATAGTAATTCCACTTACTGCAACACGCTCTGACTTACCAGTACTTTCATCAGTTAACTTTGTAATTAACTTTATATCGGGCATTATTCCCGTTTGGTATGCTTTGGCTATAAGCTTAATTAATACTGAATCAATTTTATAAAGTGTGACTGTACCCTCACCGCTCCAACCCGTATATTTTGAATGTGTGGAATGGTCACCGCAAAAGTTAATGTCTTCAAATTTTCCTGTTACTTTTAATTGAATCCCTTTTAATTGGGCTAGTAACTGACCGTTTAACCACGCTTTTCCACTATTACCAGTTAATATTTTATTTACGATATCACTCATTTTTAAATTCCCCCTATGCCATTAATATGTCAAAATCAAGATTCATCATTGAGCCTAGCACCTTAATGTCAGCCCCTAAAAATGTACTTCTTTTGAATGACATATTTTTTACTTTTGTATCGTCCCACAACTTCGCCTCGGGGTTTATTTCTTCCCAGGCTTTACGTTGTTTTGTAACACTAACATATCCAATATTGTCATACTTATTATCAAGAATTTCGGTTTCTGCTAAGTCCCCAAAATATGTGTTTACGGCTGATATAAATATCATTTGATTATCAAGATTATTTTTATTTCCAACATAATCATTTTTATAAATCTCTCTTATATCGTCCTTAATCATGTCTGTAGCCTCCATGATTTCGATATATTTCATGTCGTCAAATTTACCTTTAGTTTTATCAATTGTAACAAGTGAATTAATACCCGTTCCGACTCTGACCTTATCAAAATCATTTATTAATATTAATTCCCCATTGTTCAACGATGCCTTAACGTCGGGAACGGCTTCAACCTCAACTAAGTTTTTACATACATAGTAAGTAACCCCCCTAGTTACATTACAAACACATAATATTGCAAGTAATGAAGGTATGTAATTAACTCCCGCAACCTTGCCCCTGTCGTCCTTAAATGTTACCGATGGATTAGTGTAATTATGGACACCTTCGCAATCGGGGTCGGCTACGTTGTAACATAATACTTTATATGTTTTACCTTCTAATAACCTCGCCTTTTCCCATGTAACTAAGGCGTTATAGTCGGAAATTTCCCCAACTGTAGACACCCAACCGGTTTTTAATTTATTACCTATAATTGAAAGTGCATCTGTCATTAATCCCGCAATATCAATTCTTACTACAACTAATTTTGACACACCAAAATATACAATATCACTCATGTTTGCGAAATTATCGTCAGTATATAACGCCTTGTCAACGTCCAATTCTTCCTGGTCAAGATACTCCTTATAACTGAATGTTTTGTCTGTATCATCTCTAACGATGAATATTGCGACCCCTCGTTCACTTCTTTCGATAAATGAAACCGCAAGTTGCTTAAAATTAATCTCTAATTGTGGTAATGTAATATCCATTTTGTTGACCTCCTAGTAATTTATTTCCGTTTCTAAATCTTCCATATTTTCAATGAGTTCGCCCATTTCATTTGTGGTCGGTTCTTCATTTTGTGACGTAATTGAAATATCAAAATTAACTGTCAATACTGTGTCAATAATACCCGCTGAAATATCATTAATTGGGATATAATAACCATCAATCCAAATACCATTGGTGAATGTAGTTTCAATTATTTCTTGCATTTGTAAATTATCAATTTTGTATTGCTTCAAACTTTTTGCAAAAAAATAAACCCTAATTGTTACGGCTCTAGCCTTAAAATTAGCGTTTATATTTTCTAGCTTGATATTATCCAATTCTATTTTTAATCCAGGTCTTTCAAATCCTTCTGTTATATCTCCAGGAATAATTGTGGTCGCCTCAAAGGGTGTCCCGCTCAATGCTCCACGTAACTTTTCAACAATATATTTATTAATGTCTAATAGTGAAATCATTTTAAAGCCCCTTTCCAATCACATCATCAATGAAATTTTCAATGTCATTATAGAATTGACTTTCAAACTCTTTTCTTGAATCTTCAAATATATGAAGTCCTGGTTTGAATCCTTTTTCGGCTCCACTTTTATTAACTATTCTATGACCGTTTTCTATAAGATGGGCATGGGGTGCATTTGAATAAATTCTGATTGAATTTCCACCATTTCCACTATAAATATAGGCTCTACCCTTTTTGATCGATTTAAAATAATTTCCTGTTTTCTTTTTTACTTTCGCCCTGGCATTTTTAACCGTGGATTTTCTTAATTGTGTCCCTTGATTACGAATAAACTTCATCGTTTCACGGGGCATTTTATTACTTGCCATATCAATTAACTTTTTTTCATAATCGGTTAACTCTTTAAAATCAAAACTATCATCATTCATTCTTAAATTCACCTACAATCAAGGTTGCCATTATTTCAACCGAATCATTAAGTTTAAAGTTCGGGTTAAAATATTCAATGTCGTACCTTTGATTCTGATATACAAAAAACATATCATTCTTAAGGTTATCAATTGAATTGCTCCTAATAGTTATTTTATGACTCGTAATTGCTTGACTTATATTTCCTTGCTCTTGTTTATTAATTCCGCCCTGGGGCAGTATTTCAGCATATACGGGGTACTTAATAAGCCCTGGTGTCAATGTGTCCTCGCCTATCTCATTTCTAGTTGCTACATTCCCGTAAACTGCCACTTTGTTTCTTAATCTGCTTGTTAATCCTTGCATACAACCCCCTATAATAAATTAATACTGTACATATCAAGTATTGTTTTAATAACTGGGTTTATTACATCTTTTTTGCTTAATATATATTGTCTGGTATCGTACATTTCAGCACATAGACATAAAATAACGATTGCCATATCCTCGTATGTGTCCAATTGCTCTATACTCAATCCCGTATAACCTTTTACAAATGATTTACTAGCGGTCAAAAGAATATTTATTAAATTATCCTCATTATCAACGTGCAAATAGTCATTTATTTCGGCAATTGTAATCTCACTATATTTCATTTAATCACCTATATCGGGGGACATAGCCCCCATTTATTTTAACTATGCAGTTTTTACAGTTAATGCAGTTATTTTTTGTGGCTCAACTATTTTTGAATCTAATTCAACGTAAGCCACACACCCTACGGCGTGTTGTGTTGCGTACTTTTCGTTTAATATTTGTAACTCAACATTTTTAGTAAGTTTTACATAAAGTCCGCTCATATCTCCGTAGAATATAGCCATTTCACCCGCTACAACTTCATTACATGATTCACTTATATAAACTGGCTTTCCTAATAGAGTCCATCCGAACGCTGTTGTAACGTCCTTGTTGAAAATATATTCCCCTGTAGTATCTTTTAATTTTCTAAGCATTTTCAATGTCTTTTTGTGCATTATCCAAACTGCTCCCGCTTGATATACTTCGGGAACTTCCATTTGTAAGTCGATTAAATCATCGGCAACAACTTTCCCAACTGTTGACGTTTCAATCCCTGTTGCACAAGTTGAAAGACCGCCCATTTTTGTTGTTCCTGTGATTAATTCCTTTTCGATGAATCTTGAGATAGCAATTGCAACCCTGTTCACTATGAAACCTAAAAGGTCAAAATCTTGTCTATTGATTAATGATTTTGAAACCTTAGCCAAACAACCAACAATATAATTTGTTAATTTAACAGTCGTGAATTTGCCTGTGGCTTCGTCTAATTCTGTTAAATCTTCCACATAATCAGCTATAATTGCTAAACTTACTTCGTCATAGACTGGGAATATTAAGTCGCCATTTATGTTATATATAGTTGACAATGAGTAAATTGGGCTTAATTCCTTAACTCTTACGATTATCTTATTCGCAATTGTTTGTGGAATTATTCCGCCATTGTCCCCAACTGTTAAGGCTCTTTGTTCACCTTGTAGGTACTTTAAAAAATTTGTTTCCTCAATTGATCGAGTTTCCTCGACTATCTTTTTCTTACCTGGTGTCATTATATATTGTCTTTGCTCTTCTTCAATTTTCATTGTTTCATCAATTGCCGTTATTTCTGTTTTAATCTCATTGAATCTTTTTATTTCGTCCTCATTCAAGGCTCTTGTTTCTGTTTCTGCTCCTTGAGTTAATTTTTCCATTTCCTCAAGTAAATCGTTTCTTTTTTCTAATAATGGCGGTAACGCTCTTGTTTCTAAAGTTCTTTTAATTTCAACTGTTTTCATTTGTATATTTCCCCTTTTCTTCTTTAGTTTTAATTTTGATTTTTCTATAATTGGGTATAAAAAAAGCAACTCATTATTTGAATTGCTTTAATTTCAGTATTTCAAGGGTATATTTTGAATTATCAAAAGCCCTCATTTCCTCATGTCCTCCGCACTTGTCACAAGTTTCATTCTTATCGCAAGTGTTGCACTTATCAGATGGCACATTGTTTCCACAAGTTTCACACTTGTTGCAATCTTCGGCTCTTTGCTCTTGGCTCAAGTCCTCAATTACTGCTTGGAAATTATCGCCCCTGGTTTCTGCTAATACCTCTTTGTTATCCCTGGACTCAATACTCGTCCCATTGTAAGCGGGCGTTTTATCCAAAATACTAACTTCTAACAAGTCCATATCTTCAATGAATCGCCTTTGGTACGGCTCATTAGATTGCCAATCGTCTTTATTAGTATAAAAACCAAAAGACCACCCTTTTAATTTGTTTTCCCTTGCTTTCTGAACGACTTCGGGGTCGTCTACTGTACATATTGCACGTAGCCCGATGGAATCCTCAAATAACTGTAAATTTCCATTTACAAGTGAACCTAATTCCCTATCCTCTTTATGGTTAAACAAAAGCTTAACGTCCTGGGCTTTGTCCAATGCTCTCTGAAAAACTCCTTCTTTTACTTGCTCCACGAATAAACCTTGCGGGCTTAAAAGTGGTTTGGAATCTCTGCATACTGCATTTACATATCCGTCCAAAATGGCTTTATTATCTCTTATTTCAATCCTCATTTACTCACCCCCTTTCGTAATGTCAATGTTTGCGGTTTGATTAGTGTTAGGCGTGTATATTTGTTTCTTAATTGGATCGTACAATACATCTTGTAAACCTAACTTGATGAAGTCTAACCCTAACGGCTCTAAGTCCTCAATGTACCTAACTTCGTCAATCTGCATTATTCCCGCCGTTACGGCTTGACCGTATGCGGTCATACGTTTCACAATATCGCCCTTTAAAAGTTCCTTAGTATCAAATTTAAAATAAAAATACGCCCTTTCATTGCTCGAAAGTAGCGTATTATTTAAGGCGGTTTCAAATTGTGTAATAATAGGCAATATGGTTAATTTAATAAATGCCTGGTACTGTTCTTCTGTACAATTCCCATTTAATATATTTTCGGGAATATTGAACATCTTGCAGACCTCAACGGAATTTGTTTTCTTATTCTCATTCAATTGAAGTTCAACGCTTGTGTTTGCTGATTCCTGGAACTGTAACCCATTGTTTAAAACAACACAATTTGAATTATTATTTCTATACATATCGTTCCATTGAGTTTTTAATTCTGCAACGGCTTCTTTTGACAATTTACTTTCTGCCTTGATGAATCCTTTTTTGTTTCCACCACTTGCAACCAATAAACCCTCGTACCTTAAGGCGTTAAAAATTACTTTTAATGCCTCGTAATTCTCGTCAAGGATTCCAACACCTTCAACGCCATTCAATGACCTTCTAAGCAATTTTAAATATTGATAGGGTTCGTACATTTCACCATTAACTATTATTTGTGAACGCTTGAATATCGGGTCGGCATTATTTACAACCGACACATTAACATTTTTCACATAATGTAAACTGGATATCGAATTTAATCGCCTGTTAATATATGAATAACCCTCACCATATAAAAGAAAGTCATTAACTAAGGCTTGTTTAAATTGAAAGCCGTCTAGGGTGTCCCCTGTGCTATCATTTAATAAATTGACCCTGTTATCGTCAATAGGCGTTACTTTCCCGCCCTCACTCTTATATAATTTAATGGGTAAACTTGCGATTGTACCCGATATTAAATTCACACTCCCGCTTACCGATGGTATGTTCAAGAATCTTTCCTTTGAAACTTCTTGAGCTGACAAGTCGGCGACCAATTGGTCTAAAGTTAAACCCGTATCGGGTGCCAATATTTCTCTTACTGCTCCAACCAAATTACTAAAACTTAATTTAATATTAATCACCCCCTTTCTATACTGTTTGAATAACAAAGCGCCCATCGTCATTGAAAATAACATCTAATTGCATAAGGTACACCGCATTAATTAAGCTGACTACCATATCCACCTTACCGTTACTTTTCTTTTTATTGACGTATTTATTAAGGTTTGTATCTTCTGTACATTTAGCATTTTGGAAATTCACCTCAAGTAATAAATTTTCAACATATTTAAATCTATTACTTTCGACACACTCTTTTATTAGCTTGGTTGGTGGGTGTAATACGCTTGAATGTTGTCGAACTTCAACAACTTTTAAGCCCTCATTTTTTAGCTTTTGGGCGGTACTTAAACAATTGTAACGGTCATAACCTACACCCACGACATTAACCTCGTAAGTTTCCTCAATTGCTAATATGTAATCCTCAATGACCTTATAATCGACGGTCATGTCTCCGCACGCAATACATTTCATTTCACGTACAAAAGCATGGTAGTCAATCTTTTCAAACTTTGTTTTTTCCTCGATTCTGTCCTCGGGAATGAACGCCATTGCCTCCGCTAATATGTTTCCGTCTTCTTCTGAAACCATTCCCACGGAACAATTATCGTTGGTCATTGCTAAATCTAGCCCGAGCCATACGTCCCGCCCTGTCCAATCTATTTTTGGGACTCTGCCCTCACGTAGTTTGCTAACGTCAATAAAACTTTCTGTCCCTACACCTTGATAAATAATATTACAATGCTTTGTAATAAAATTTTCTCTTTTGCTTGGGACTTCAATTGCGACCTTTCTTTTCTTTTTCAAGTCCTCCATAATCTCGGGGACTTCCAACGCTAAAGGGTTTCCATGCTCCAGTATTTCGTCATTGGTTGACCAATGGATTTTGTCGTCGGGTTCATATAGTAAAGCGAAAATTGTATCGTCTTCGACTAGCCCGTCCAATACCTTCATGCAATACCCGACTTCGTCCTCGAAAGGATTATCGACCGTTGGATATTTAGTTGAGATAATACAACCCAACTTATTTAATATAGTTAATTGTCCCGACCTCATGGCTTCAACTGCATATGGGTTCGGCAATGCTCCAACTTCATCAACCAAAAATACCGACGGTAATTTTCCGTCGAGCCTTGAGTTTGAATAATTAAGCGGGACATATTTATTTTCTGTAATCTTGCAAAAAATATCGTCCCGCCTTATTTTAAATTTATTCTCAAGTAAAGGACTCGACCCAATTATTTCTTGGATTGCTTCTTTTACTTCCCTTGAAAGTGACCCGTCGGGTGCGACACTATAAAACTTAGAATATTTAGGCTCTAATAAAAATAATAAAATAAATATCAAACCAACTAAAAAAGTTTTTCCATTCTTACGGCATACCTCAAGAACTGCGGTTTCATATCTCCGCTTTTCCAGGTTGTCCCGATATACAGCACATAAAATTGAGATAATAAAAAAGAACTGAAAACCCGCAACACAATTATAAATCGGTTGCCCCGCTTTCAGTCCTTTTGGCATGATTAACAATTCTAATAAATCGTCAATTAATTCAACTTTTTCATAGTCAATAATATACTTTTTGCTCTTGCCGTCAGCCATCATTTTAAAGTGGCTGCATTGCAATATTATATATTTGGGGGCTTTAATTCTCCCACTCAAAACATCTAAACAATAGATATAACTCGGGTGGTTAAATATCGTCATTCCCTACGCCGTCCCGCTAATACTTGTAATAGTGGGTCACTTTTTTGCTTTTGAGCCTCAATGTTAATGTTGCCTAACTTTGCCCGAGCCTGTGGGCTTAAACTCAACTCATTACAACATCGGTATAAATCATCGGTATACTTTTTCTTTGCTCCAATAACTGTATTACTAAAGGCGTTTGTTATATCCTCATTAATCATGGTTTCAATTTCTTGTAACCTATCAATGGCAATACTAGCCGTTGTTAAAATGTAAATATCCAAATTGCCTAATATGCCCGATGATTCCAATTCACTTACAATGTACTTGAATATTTTCTTTTGATGTGAATTTAAATAGGTGGGCGGTTTCAATTTGTCCGCCTTGCCTTTTAATTTATTCTCTTGCTCTTGTCTTGCTTTCCGTTCTTCATGTGTTAAATGCTTACTTGTAGTCGCAACACTCATTGCAGGTCTTGCCAAATTGCCCGCACCTCCTTTATCTAAAATTTAAGATAGTTATAGTGTTGTTTTTTAATTTATTCTTTATTTTTACTGCTACACCATTTAAGAAAACGGAACATTAGATAAATAAAAAAATTAAGTATCATTGACAATTTGAGATGGATGCTTTTTAAAGTATATTATGAGCGATGAAGGATAAAGTTCCTTAAGAAAGTATTTATAAGTTCTTGGTTTAGCTTTGCATTTTTAGAATAATATAAATGTATAATGTTTACAAACATGTAATAAATGTTAATATTTTGTTAACATTTGTTTTTTAATGCACAGTTCTCAATATTATGTGTTAACATATATTTTGTAATAAAGGTAATATATTGCTTTAATTATAAATTTTATAAATAAAAGGAATGATTGTTATGAGGTCAAGAAAAATTATATCAATTATGGCAATAGCATTAGCTGTTGTCATCACAAGTTGTACAATAGGAGATACTGCATATGCCGCAGAAATTCAAAATACGCAATCAATTAACACAGAAGTTAAGTTGAATAGTAAAACTAATTCTGAATTTGCTAAAACTTTAAAGATAGTAGATTCAAATATTAGCTTTAATGAAGGATATTATTCTTTTAATAAAACTAATGCAATTAAACAAGGATTATCTGCAGATAAAGCAGATTCTGTTGTAGAGTGTATTAATGAAGTAAATAGTCAAATTGAAAATGGAATGCTTAAAGTTTCGGCTGATGGTAAAAACGTTATTGCAAATAGCAATAGTAATAATTTTAACATAAATAAAGACAGTAAAATTATGACATCATCATATGATGATGATGATTACGACGTTATTTATGAAGGATATCTTAGTGTTGATGCTTGTAATGCTATTGGAGATGATTTAAATGATGGTGCAACTTGGATTGGATTAGCATGTGCACTAGCTGTCTAGTG